TTAATATCGCGTTGAACTCGATACAATTCTTGTTTGTTGTTTTTGTCAACCTTTTCAAGTTCCTTTTGACCATTGATCATTGCACGTTTAATTACTACACGTTCACTGTACATTTCGTCAATGATTTTTGGTAGGATACCTTGTTCATCAGTAGTAAAATACTGACCAGATGCTGAAGCACATTCATTAGTTTCAAGCTTAGGTTTAACATCACCACTTAGAAGACTATCAACAGTAACATTAGCAACTTTACCATTAATAATAGTTTCAGGTGACATGTTATTTTGCATAATGATTGATGGATACAATGAGTTCAAATCAAAAGAAACAACCCATTCGTGCATTCCAACATGTGGATCTTTTACAAAGCCACCTGGATATGGCGATTTAAACTTTTCTTCGCCAAATGGAACAATGACGTTATTTGCATGTAGATTACGAAAGATAATAGAATCCCATATAGCAGTCGTACCCATAACATCGCCATAGTTAACACCACCACGATATGCCATAGTAAGAGCTAATGTAATAAGACCCATTTTATCTTCGAAACGATCTACCAAGTCAACATCTTTAATGTTGTAGTCAATAAACTTTTGATGATCATGTATGTAAAGAGTGTGAAGGTTACCATGTTCTTCATAAGAAAGCTTACGTTCTCCAAGTACTACGTGAGCAATATTGTCAAGCTTATATGATTCCTGTGGACCATACGAGTAACCAAATTTACGAAATAGATCAAGGTAATCCATTTGAGCGATACCTTGAATTTCATAAGCGCACTGTTTACGCTGCATTGTATTTACATCACGACGATCGATTAAACCCCAGGGAGATAACCTACGAACAAACTCTTCACCATGGATTTTAATGATGCGATTAACAAGGTATGGTATATCAAAGAATCGTGAATTCCAACCAGTAATAACATCTGGACATTGCGATGGTAAAGACCAATGAGCAATGAATTTTAATAGAAGTTCTGATTCGGTCATACACTTTTCGTATACTACCCGATTATCTTTCATGTAAGTATTTTCTACGTCATAGTCTTTAAGACCCCAGACATAGAATGTGTTATCAATATTGTTTTTCATACAGATTGCTGTTACTTCATGAGCAGCTTCTTCTGGTTCAGGAAAACCAGCATCTGATTGTACTTCAATATCAATTGTTGTTACGTTAATAAGGTTACGATCAAACTTAATATTGCCAGGGAATGCCTCATTAATATACGCTGGAATATGTTTGTTGTTACCATAAATATGTCGGCCTGCGGTATGTTGGTTTGCTGCTAGCCAATCTTTAGCTTCACGCATATCTTCAAATTTAATAGGCGCAACTTTGGTTCCATCTAAAGCTTTAAATGGTGTAGGATTAGGTGTATTGACATAGAATGTCGGTTTGTACTTGATTTTAGTTTGGATTTTTTTGCCATTACTATAACCTCTGTAAAGAAGATTATTGCCATAGCGTGAGATAGATGTGTAAAATTTCATAGTATAACCATATTGAATAATAGTATATTATATCATAGTTTAAGTCAAATGTAAACGTTTATTTTTTAAAAGTTGGGAAGGATTACTCCCTCCCGTCTTCTTAAAATAACTTAGTATGAACTCGCTGCTACCATCATAATAAATGGAGATAAGCATAATATCCCAGCTATTAGTAGAGTTGCTTCGAATCCAGACCTAATGTCGTGCTTGTGCTTACGTATGTAACCCATAGTCTGACTCCAGTAGATAGTTTATTACAACCCACTGAGTTTTCGCTGCTCGCCGGATTTACTCGTTGAGTAAACCCTTCTTCGTTGATGTCCCAGTAGATCCGATTTCGATCTTCCGAGGACGCCTCTCTTCTGGAACTTCGACTCTGGCGTTAACCACAAGTATCCCATTCACAAGATCAGCCCCATCTATTACAACAAATTCTGAGAGCCGGAAGGACTTCTCAAATTTGCGGGATGATATACCTTTGTGCGCGTATTCGCGTTCATCATCAAATGATCTTTCGCCTTTTACTAATAGAATACCATCTTTTACTTCGATAGAAATATCGTCATTTGTAAAACCCGCAACTGCTAACTCGATGATGAAATTTTCAGCATCGATTTTAACAACATTATGGGGTGGATAGTTATCTTGAGCTCTACCAGCAGTGTGTATTCTTTCAAGCTCGTTAAGTATTGGTTCAAAACCAATGAATAGTGAACGTGGTACGTTCATAGTACTTCTTACCATTTTATTTCTCCTCCTATGCATATAGCAAGGTATTATTTATGGACCCGATTATTCGGCATCCACATATATTTATACAAGCAATTTAGCTAGTTTAAATATTCTTTAGCAGTTTATTCCAAACTTTTTGGATTCTGCTTGATTTCATTAATTTGTGTAATTTTTTAAACATTTTATTCCTTTAATATATTGGGTCTTTAGCCGGATAGCTAACTAACCCTAGTGTGTCTGGTACATAATCTATTGGAAAAAACTCTTCAGGCATATTAACATATTCTGGTTTTTGAGTCACAACTTTATTTGCAGCCAATAATATATCATACTCTTCGCCAAGTCTAGTCATCCAGTTTACCCATCCGTAATCTTGATCTCTTTGATTTACAAAATCAACAATACCTTCCAATCTTTGATCATAAACATAAGTTGGATATATTTCATGCAGATGCCTTAAATTTATATTACCTTGATTCCATTCGTATTTTAAATTTAAATACTGCACTGTATCTTCGCCAACAATAAGTTCTGGATCAAATCTAAAATCACTAGTTGTTGCTTTTTTAGAATAGAATGTCACTCTTAAGTGTGGTTCCCATTGATCAATATAATTATAAGCAAATTTATATATTTTATGCTGAGCAGCATTAAGCGCTATTGAATATGCAGGGCCATCTGGATGTAGATTATCTACAGGTACTCCAGTTCCTGCTAGTTGCCTTTCCCACCATTTCTTACATTGCATAAATGATCTAAGAGCGTAGCTTGGCTTATGTGATGGATCTTCTATAGCATGATTAAAAAGCTGTTTTGCAAAGCCATTACCAATCAATCCTAATTGATATTCTAATGCTATAGCATCTGGTGGAGATTCTGATTGCGCAATTTTATCATATAGCCATATTCCATGAGGTGTAATAAAATCATCTCCATCAACTAAGACCATATAATCATTATCAGAAGCTTGAAATATATCTAAAACGCTATTTTTACCAGTTGATGGAGTTCCATCGCTATCAGTCAAGTGATATTCTACTTCTTCTGATATAGCCCAAGCAGTAGCATTACTTAAAAATGTTGCGTTTCTATCGCCATGGACATCACATCCTATGTTTGAATTAAAAACATAAACTAAATCTTCTTTAGGTATAGTTTCTAAATGTCTTTTTGTAGTAAACATATTACTACTACATAAAACATAATATTTCAATTTAGCCATAAATTACTCAGTTGGCTTAACAGGCCATGTTATTGAAGTTGGAAATCCATCCTGAGATGTGACATCTCTTAAAGCCTGTCTATAAGTTGTAAACGCAGATGATAAAGTTCTATCTGACAATGCGTTATTATCTGTTAGAAACAATAGTTCGTCTCTTTTGTTTCTAACGTTCTGCGCAATATCTTCATCGCTTAAAGTACTAACACTAAATGTTTGTGTTCTAGTTGTTTCAGTCTCTTCCCAAGTTTCGGTCAAAGATTCAGTAACAGGATCGTAGTCAGGATATGCTGCAACAACAACCTCATTAAGAGTTCCAGTCCAACTTGCTGGCGTAAAGGCTGGAGCGGTATTATCTCTTTGATAAAAAACCACAGCTTCTACTTGAGCGTCTTTAGCCATGTTTACTATTTTTTCTTCAGTTATATTGCCTTCATAATATCTCCTAGTAATATAATCTCTAGTGTTTTCTAAAACAAATTTAAATACAACCATTTTTTCTGTAGTATCTATACTACGTATTTCATAATTTCTATACATTTTTTTTTCCTATTAAGTTATTTTTATTGCAATAACCCCTGACCCACTGTTCACTGGCCGAGCGTGGGCAGCTCCTTGCATTGCACGGTAGATAGATTGAACTACGGCACCATTAGTACCGGTAGAATCAAATCTCCAAAAGTATGCAAGACTCCCATCGTAACTGCTACCCGCTATAGAACCAAATTCTGCAGCCTGTGTTCGGTATAATACTCTCGAATAATTAACTGGAGCAGACCCATGAAAGTGATATCCATCCTGCGCAGATGGATCGCCATAAGCTGCTTGCTTATTATTATATCTAATATTCATATTTGACCAACCGTTATTACCAGAACCTCTTTTAACAATATAAATTCTATCGATCGATGTTCCAGAAGCACGTGAGTCTTGATAATAAAATCCTATTAGTGCTTGGCCTGTTGTAAAAGTAAGCGATCGTGATATAGAACCAAAGGCAGCAACTGAAGAACCACTTTCTCCAGTTGAGTATTGAAATAAGCCACCCTTATATGTCTGAAAACCACCACGAGCTTTTCCACTATCGTCTGTATCCCAAGATCTTGCGCAGCTAATTTGAGCACTTTTGCCATCAGCCCCATTAAAGTCATTAATGCTTATTACTGGTTCTGTGTGGTGAGTTGCAAAAAATGGAAATGGAGTTGGTAACCAAGGATCTCCATTTGGGTGATAGTACTCGTCCATACCAATAGGATTTGATCCACCCAGTTCTGTTTGTATATCACCTAATGAAAGACCACCTGAAGTACTTAACGCCATAAACCTTACTCCTTACTACTATTCCCAATATTATACTTAGGGCATAATTGCCATTCAGTCTTTTCTTTATATGGTATAACTTTAATTTGTCTTAATGGAGCTATATCTTTAGCTTGCTCTTCATCAACAAACGTAACAAGACCCCAATCAGAAAGTAAAGTGGCAATTGTATTTCTACGCTGAATGTCATTTAATAGCAAATTAGAAGGCTTGCCATCTAATAAGAATAATTCTTTAAAATGTACAATAAAATATCTACCTTGCTTATGCAAGATATGACATGACTGATATAGCTTTTGATCTTTCCTAGAAGCCACTCCAATTCGAGTTAATGTTTCTCTAATCTTTAGAAAATCATCTGGTTCATTAAGAGTAATTTCCAGCATAGACACTGGAGTCCATTGGACCTCTATGTTATTTTCGTTTTCCACCTTTGTAAATCCTCGCTTTCAATTCGTTAATTTGATCATCGTTTAGTAATGACAGAACAGATTTAGCTTTTTCATTGCTATACCCATAATATTCTTTTATCAATTCTAGGTTTTCTATATTCATAGGCTTAGCCCATTTTGAAAACCTTCGTTTTTTCTTAATTATATTTATAAGAAAATCGAATTGAAGACGACTGTCAATGTGATGATTCAAATTCATTTCATTTGCATAGAGGATTGTATCAGGAAAATACGACAGTCCACGATTTACCATAAATGGACTGTACGCTTTTTCTGATATATCATCAACCATCAAATCCTTTTTGGTTGCGTTAATGGCATTTAAATATTCAAAAGGGTTCATTTGAACGAAACCCCAGCCATTATTTCAGTAAGACAAGCAACTGTATTAAGTTCATGATCAGCAACGAATGAATTCTTATATTGATAATCAGCCAAAATAAGTACCAATTGAGGTATACTTTGTGGATCAATATAGTCATTCATATTATCGTAGATTTTACGATAAATCGCAGCTGGTTCAGAATCAATGTTATTGCTTACCCATTGTCTCATACCTTTAAAGTTTTTTCCTTTTAAATGAATCATAAGATCGTTGAGAGAAACTTCAGATAAAGATACAAGAATGCCAGTATCAATATTACCACTACTACCATAACGCTGAAGTTCATTAAGAACTTTACGCCAATCTGGCATGTGTTTCATAATTAATTCCGCAACTACTTTTTCGTCATAACTGATACCTTCATCGTTTAAGATTTTAGTACATCGTTTGAGAAACTGTCCACATAGTGGTGCTGCATCTTTTTTAGAAACGTTAAACTCGATTGTTGTACAACGAGAATGTAGTGGTTCAATGATACGGTTTTTAAAATTACATGTAAGAATAAATCGACAATTATTACTAAACTCTTCAATAAACCCACGTAATGCTGGTTGCGTTGATTGAGCATTTAAGTAATCTGCCTCATCCAAGATGACTACTTTGTAGCCACCTTGAAGAGAAACAGAAGACGCAAATTGCTTAATTTTATTACGCAATGTATCAATGCCAGACTCTTCAGATCCATTGATTAAGAGAAAGTCTAAATCAAGTTCGTTACATAAAGCTTTCGCGACTGTAGTTTTACCAAGGCCGGCTGTGCCGGTAAGAAGCATATTGTGTAGGTCACCTCCTCTAACAATATCTTCAAAGGTTGATTTTATGTGTTTAGGTAAGATACAATCTTGAATTTTTTGTGGACGATATTTTTCAACCCAAAGAAACTCTGACATTAAAGTACCTCCCAACCAAGAACTGTAGAAACTCTAAACGAACGCCAAGCATCTTTATCAAGTGACCATACAGCCAAATGAGCAGATTCAGGACTAATGGATTCAATGTTTCCATTGACACCATGTGCTTTTAAAACAGCTGGGTTGAGAGAACAGGGCATGACTCTTACTTCATCTGAGTCAATCTTTTGAAAGGTTACCGTTACAGTACCTTTTTTTAACGCTTCGATTAAGCGTGAACATTCATTGCGATCCATAATATTTCCTTCATAATAAAATTAATAAAATGCGGAGGAGCTACCTCCGCGATAAGCTAGTTCGAACTTAAGCTTCTTCAGCTTCTTCAACAGGAAGATCGTCGCCTGCAGGTACTTCACCTTCAGGTACTTCTTCGCCTTGAGCTGGAGCTGCTGCTTCAAGGAATTTTACAACCCTGTTTCTTACTCCACCAACAGCTTCAAGCTCTTGGCCTTCGAAACCACCACGTTTAGAACAAATATCGATAATTTGTACCATAGTAGAGATATCTTGTAGAGACAGTTGTGGTGCCTCAGCTTCTTGTACGCCTTCAGGCGCGTTTACTTCTTCAGTCATTTGTTTCTCCTTTGCAAAGTAGACTAATTATGAGAGACCCGCCCAATGCGGCATCTTCTCGTATTATCCTCATATTATTATGAGAATTTTTTCTGTGCATAATTATTTATACACCGAAACTTGACGATTTCTCTAAAGCGATAAAATAATCCAAAGGATTATCTGCGTTTCTCCAATTGGAGATTAGCTTAGATGAAATCGATACCTTATAATCACCTTGTAGCATTTTCAAATTAGAAATACTAAATACGTAATTAAAGATTTCATTAGATGTTGTACCTAGATCGATATCAAATGTATTTGCTGTTGCGTCTTTTTCATTAAAGACAGAAGCTACTACACTATCGCCTTGGCTACTAAAACTGAGTTCTGAATGACCAAGAACTGCAGCTGCTTTTCGAATCTTATCTAGATTAGAAGATGAGATATCAAGAATAACTTCGCATTCTGGCATGTTAATGTCTTTGGTTGGCTGAGTAAGAATATCGATTTCAGAATAGAAATACTTAATCTTTTGAGAACCATCTGACATAGTTAAAAACTTATCGCTAAATTCGAGTTCAGGCTCATCCATAAGACTAAACAAAGACAAGAATTCATTGAGATCATATACACCAAACTCTACAGGAAAGTCTTCTAGAATAGAAGCTGAAGCCATAATAGTTTTTGCTTCTGATAGAGTTTTGAGTTCTTTACCTGGTTTAAAAACCAGATTTGCGTTAATACCTGAAAAGTTTTTCAGGATGTTGATTGTTTCACTTGAGATTTTCATATTGTACCTTTATTGTTTAATAGTATATTATAACATAGTTTTGTCATAATGTAAACGTTTATTTTACTTATTTTTGCGGTCATGTTCATATAATGCTAAGAAACCATAGTGAATAATCTTCATCAAGTCTTTACGATGATCTGAAGGATCTCCCTTCTTTCCGTAACGACCGTTATATTTATCAACGTTTCCTAAGAAGAAACCAATGCCATGACCACGGTCAATGATTACCTCTGATGATTGGAGGCCACCTTGTCCATAGTGGCCACCATAAGTTTTGTCAATATAAGCTGCAAACTCAGCAATTAACCTATCTTCATTAAATTTGTATTCGATATCTTTCATATGTTTTCCTTAAAATTGAGGATACAGTTCAATTGGCGTTTCGACGGCAGTTGCTTCAATTTCTTCTATTCCAGCATCGACTTTGCTGTATAGATCCAAGAAGGCAGACTTTGTATCTTCATCGAACCTTGCGATACATAGATCAATCGCCTTAGATCTGTCTTTAAAGATAGAATATGTTTGAGCAATGTGACAAAGTCTACGAGTTGAAATAACTTCATCGACTCCTTCATCATAAAAAGTCTTACGAATAATGTCAGCCCAAGTAATAAGCTTTTCAACAAAATCAGTATCATCAGCTCCAAATTTAGCCATGTGGTTATTCAGAATCTTAGTTTCGATTGATGGAGATGGAAACTTCTGATCGATCGCAACAGTAAATCTTTCCAAGAAAGCTTCATCGATAATAGAAGCT